CTATATACAATTTTTTTAAAGATAGAAGGTTTGGATTCCTCCTGTGACATCCATTCTTGCAAATCACTAATGTGTCCCGCCCACTTAGATAAAGATTGATATACTGCATCAGCTTCATCTGCTGCTTTAGCAACCTTTTTTACTACTGTAAAAGCAGTATTTGCTGCTGCTAAAAGTGTGAGAGGGTCCATATGTTATCAAGGAGTAGTTAATACCCACCCAGTAGAATTATCAGCCTGATAAGCCGACTCGTCCCATGAATAATATTTTCCTGCGGTTGCTTCTTCATCAGTTAAAGTAGGCTTTGTAATAGGCGGACTCCAATCTTTAGTAGAAGAATTTAATGTTGACCAACTAGGATAAGGTTGAGGTCTAATAAAAGCATCAAGACTAGAATTATAAGTGTATCCTTTTGCTGCTGCTCTAGTTCTGAAACTATGGGTTTTGCTTGATTCAACCCAGTTAGTATGATTACCAAAAGTAGTTTTATACCAAGCAATAGCTAGTGACTCTTGATAATCTCCATTTTCATCTAAAGCATTATTTGCATTAAAAACGCCCACTCGCATTACCACATTATTTTCATCAAGTTGTGCGAAATGTTTACGATCTTTTGCTTCCATTAATTATCCTCATTAAGGTATTGTCAAAATATAAACAACACCATCACCACCCGCTCCACTTACATTTCCAAATTGCGCTCCAGCACCAGCATAGTTAGCAGCAGCACCTCCACCTCCACCACCTCCTAAACCATCTGTTGCAGCTTTACCAGCCATTTCAGTTGCATTAGCACCATCCTTATTAAACCCACCATTTCCACCACCTCCAGTACCACCTACTTTTTCAGAATCAGCACCTGTACCTCCAGCACCTCCACCAGAAAATTCTATAGTATTTCCACCGGGATCAGTAATATCACTAGTTGCTCCATCCCCTCCAAAACCTTGTCCATCTGTATTTCCCGCTTCTCCTCGACCACCACCGCCACCTCCAATAGTGCTTGATCCTCCCCCTCCACCTTGACCTATTACTTGTCCAGCAGCTTCTCCAGTACCAGCCACTGCATTACCACCACCTATAGCATGATAACCACCACCTCCACCACCAGAAGCTCCATTTGCTCCAGCTTCTTCCTCTCCACCTCCAGTTCCTCCACCACCTCCACCAGAAACACTTACAAGCAAAGTTCCACCAGAAGATATAGAAGTATGACTTCCATTTGATCCACTAGTACCATCATCACCACCACCTGTGCTAGTAGTTCCAGCAGCACCACCTCCAACTGCGATATTAAAGGTAGTGCCGGGAACAACACCTGTAGTAACTGCGGAAAAAAATCCTCCAGCACCTCCACCACCTCCGTGATTTCCTCCACCTGATCCACCCCCACCAATTACAAGGTAACGAAAAGAGGTCACTCCAGCAGGCACTGTAAATGTTCCATCAGCACTGAAAGCAAATAGTTCTGCTACACCGCCACCAGAAGCAGCAAAGTTAGTTAGTAAAAGTTGATGCATTCCTGTCATAATTTAAGTCCCTGTCACATATGCGTGTTGAGCCGAAACAAATAAAACTGATGCTATTTTATTTGCACCTAAAGTAATTGTTGCTGTGGCTGATGCTTCTCCGACTTTGAACATAGAAGTAATGTTTGAAGAAATAGTTGCTGATGCTCCAGCACACACCACACTAAATATATCACCAGTATCAAATGTTCCAGAGGCTGTTGGAATTACAACTGTCTGGTCAGCAGACGTTAAAAATATAAAGTTACCTGTATCAGTTTGAGCCGCAGAGATTGTTGTGGTTGCAACTGTTCGTGACTTAGGGATATCTCTTAAATCTCCATCTAAATCAAAATAAGTTTTATTAGTTATAGTTGCTGTTCCAGCTTCAGATACCAACGTAGAGTTTGCACCTTTCGGTAACAACATGGTGTTTGTTACCCCTGCTGAATGTTCTTGTGATTTTATTGTTTGACCATGAGAGTTACTTCTACAATTAAGTTTAAGTTCAGCATCTGTAGACCCACCACCTTTTATTTCTACAATTTGTGTAGTGGGATCAATTACTATATTTCCTACTTCATTGTTTATTTCTCCTTCAACTCCAAGAGTAGAAGATACAGATACAGCACCTTTAACATTTAATGTTCCTTGTGCTGAAGTATTACCTTGTATGTGAAAAGTACCACCAACTGAAGCGTTACCTACTACACCTAAATTACCTGTGCTATTTGCTGTAGCAAAAGTAAAAGTACCTGTAACAGAAGCATCATTAGTTATTCCTAATGTAGCTCCTACAGAAACAGCACCTATTACACTTAAAGTACCCTCGGAAGAAACATTTCCTTTAACACCTAAAGTAGAACCAGCAGAAACAGCACCTTTTATGTTTAAAGTAGAGGCTCCTGATATACCAGAAGTTATTGTAAGCGTTTTAGCAACCGAAACATTGCCTAAAGTAGTTATATTGGCTGTTGTGCCTACAGTTAAATTACCATCCGCATCTAAAATAACAGCCTTGTCGGCTACGTAAGTAGCAAATACGTCTTTTGTCCCTGCTTGAAAGTCTACTCTATGAATGGTTCCTGAGGAGGTATGACTAGAACTAAATACAGTTGTTCTTTCTAAAACATTAGCTGAAACTGTGCCTAAACCTACCTCAAATGCTGATCCATCTGATGCGGCATAATAACAAGTATTAGAACTGCCCACACCAGCAGAAAAAGATGTAAACCCTAAGGAGGCTCCACCTAAAGTAAAATTAGCTGACCCAGTTGTTGTTGATAATTCTTTTACTCTATCTGCTTGAATAAGAGCCATTTTATTCTCCTATTAAGCTAGTCTGATTATCGCATTACTAGCATCTGCTGTTGGGAAAACAATAGCGAAAGTTCCAGATGATGAGGTTTTATCAGAACCAAAATCTAAAACTACCACCGCTTTATTACTTTGTGAAGAATTATAAATTAAAGCCCCACGAGCTGTAATAGAAGATGATGTCCAAGAGATATCAGCAAAATCTGTAAAAGCAGTTGTGCCACTGGTCGTAGGGGTTGTAGCAGTTAGTGTTTTACCACCACTATCATATCCGGTACCTGACGTTTCGTTACCAGTAGAAAATGCAGTTGTACCTGCACCTAAAGAAGCAGAACTTGTAAATAATGCTACCTTAAATGTATTGCCTGATGAGTTTGTAAAATTATGTGTACCTACTAAAAGTTCTTGTTTAAAGCTAGTACACATAGCTTGTGAGATTGCCATTTCAAATTCTCCTTAAAATATTTGCTACATCATCATGTCCACCATTAACGCAAACTGCAATACATCTATTACGTTCTTCTGCTACGGCTTGTTCCATGTGACTTTGTATAACATCTTTTAATTGTTCCTTAAAATGCTTAGCCTGTTCTTTAATAGCAGGTGGAGCAGAATCAGCAACAGATATAATTTTAAACGTACATATCTCAGCGTAATCTTCTACACTCAAACCACCATTCATGCTAGTTCGTACCATGGGGTTTTTTATATCCCCTGTTTTCATACTAAACATATTTTACTCCACTTTTAATCTAACTTGATGACTTCTAAACGTATCCTGCCTATTCTTACCTTCACTTAAAACTTTAAGTCCTGATAACGCCTCATTATATCTTTGTGTGTATGCAGCAAAAACATCTGCTTCTCCCTTCATAAACATTTGAGCCTCTAATAACGCTCCATATAATAAAGCAGAATCGTAGTTGGTACCCAACCATGTTGTAGTTGCTGTCACTATTGATTCCGGATAGAAGAAATAATATAACTCAACTTCATACGCTGCATCAGGAGTAGGTCCAACTATAAATGAAGTATCGTTAAATAAAGCGTAATGTGTTGGTTTACCTGAGGTTGATGGGTTAGGAAAAGATTCCCTAATAAAGTTAACATCCTTATTTAATAAATAACTATATCTACCAGTAGTAGGATCAATTACAGCTAGAGAAAAATTAGCTAACCAATCTGTAGGTACTGCTAAAAATTTATTATTTAAAGTAAAATTACCTGTAACACTTTTTCTTAAGTCTAGTATTTGTACAGAATTATATATTTTTTGCTCTGCTAAACTAATAAACCTATTTATTTGTTCTGTGCTAGTTAAATCAACTGACGAACCAGTAGAGTCAGTAAAAGACGTTGTGGGAAAATCATTCTCACAATACCCTTTAATTGTTTCATAGAGTTCGGAGTAATTCACTAAGCTAACCTTTTAGAAGAGTTAGTGCCTTTTGTAGCGGCTCCTGTACCTCTTGTTTTAACAGTTTGTGTTTTTGGTATATCGTTAGGATACCCATCAACATTAGGTGTAGGAACTTGTGTTGGTTGTTTAGATGGCATTGTAATTTTCATAAAATTCCCTAAGTAATAGTAACTGTGACTGTTCCGACAACTCCAGAACCTAATAGTTTGTTATCTGTGTCTAGATTGTATAAATTGCTAAACCCGACAGGATTATACCCAAATTGATAATCTCTAGATTCCGATTCTGCAAATCTAGTTGGGTCAGGTCTTGGATTTCTCAAAGCCTGTGGATCATCTACAGGATATAAACCTAATCTTAACTGTGGATGATCCTTCTCATAACAAGTAGGACACACTAATATATTAATCCTATTTCCCTTAATAACAAGGGCTTTCAGTTGTTTTAGCTTATACCGAAACCCACATCTATCGCACTCAGCAATTGCGTGTTTTCCAGAAGCAAAACGATTAGACATTTATCCCCCTAAATAAAATTCTCTAGGAACAAATCTAATAGCCGCTTTCTCTCTATCTTCTCCAGAGGCAAAAGACCATTGTTCCTCGTAAGCAAGTTTTAACATATCTATCCTAGTTACAGCATCTGGTATTTTTAAAGATAGATAGTATGCAAGACCAGCAACCATACATGGTATTAATCTAAATGGTATATCTTGAGTATTTACACCATCCCCGGCATCTTGTATTCTTCTCATTCTCCAATACACAAAAGTATAAGTAGTTGAAGAATCAGGTGCAGGAAATAAATGCAGTCTGGGACTTTGTACTTCTGTCGGTGTAGTAGCTCCTGATCTTCTATCTACCCAAACTTGTATAGGTCTACCAGTATTATTTTTATTTGGTATAGCCGCATAAGTAGACACACTTATTCTACTTACGGTTAAATCTTGTTGATTTGCACCAGAGCCTGTTCTTATAACATGGTCTAGTAGGTCAATAGTGTCTATCGGTAAATCATACTCTATGGTACCCGGGGTTAAAGTTACAGACCCCTCTTCAATAGTCCATAAATTAATACCTCGATTAGCCCACTCAATAGTTAATAGATTTAATGATCTTCTGGCTGTAGCTAAATCATATCCTGTTCTTAACTCAGCGCCACAACGAGCATATGCTTCTTCAGCAATATCGTTTAAATTTACATTAAAATTAGTTGTGCCTGATGTAGTAGCCATTTATGCCTTTACACTATTTATATATTTTCTATAAACTCCAGCAGCAGATTTTTTACCCATAACCTTGGCTCTTTGCTCCATAGCTATAGCCGCTTGGATTTTATGAGCTTTTGATCTACCACTACTCTTAATCTTACTAACACTTTTTACTGCATCTTCTTTTGTTGCAAACTTCAGTCCCTTTATTGTACCTTTAGGGTTCTCATCCGTATATAGGTCAGAATGTTTCTTAGACCTTGCGGGTTGTCCTTTTTTTCTTGGTATTCTTGGATTTGACAATGGTTTTGACATTAGTTGGTTTACCTCCCGGATTACCCGCTGCTCTTTTACGTTGAACTGCTGATTTCTTTTGCGCTGTAGTCATGGCTTTAGCTTTAGCCCTTGGCACACATTTAGGATAAGCACGTTTACTATCTTTGGTAGACTTCCTACCACAAGCTTGATACTTACCCTTCTTTTTAGGCGCACCAATATCTACCCAATCTCCCTTAGAACCTTTACCAAACCATTCTTTAAGAGACATTATGAATAGCCCCCACCTCTCTTCTTGTAGGTCTTAACTAACCAAGCATTTGCGTAAGCACTAGGGTACACATCAAATTTACGCTTTGCTTCAGCTTTTACACGAGAGTATAAAGAAGGATTAGTGGGTTTGGAACCAGACTTTTTCTTAGTGGTTTTTTTCTTTTTAATAGCCATTATCTAGCCCTTTTACGTCTAGCCATTCCCCCTACATGACCACCCATACTCATTTTCTTAATAGCGCCACCTTTAGCCATCTTTACAGCACCGCCTTTAGACATCTTTACAGCACCGCCTTTAGACATTTTCTTAATAGCGCCACCTTTAGCCATCTTTACAGCGCCACCCTTAGACATTTTTACAGCTCCGCCTTTAGATTTCATTACAGTACCTCCTTTTGACATAAATCCCATTTTATTTCTAACTTCTGTAGGCAACTTTTTTAAACCTTTATTACCTGCAGGTGCGCTCTTTAATTGTTTATTCATTTGACTCCTCGATATTGTCATGGTTTATACAAATTATTAAAAGTTTCCTCTGGGTCCATATAACTATCGTCTTGCTCTGCACAATGTGTAAACTGTGAGGGTTTAAAATCTGGTGCGCCTTCCCCAGTAACCCATAACGCAGGGCTTGTTACCCTGATTCTATTATTAGGTAACGCTACTACATTCCCTTTCCATTGTCCATCTGTTAGCACCATAACATGACTCTGCTTGTGTTGGGCTGGACAGTCTGCGATTTCGCTTTCGGTGTAGTCCACAGTGAAGAGATATCTCGCTGTGTGAAACTCTCCTGCGATTTTTGCAAGCCATGGACTTGGTTTACATCTTTCGAGAGATATGATTGAGTGCGTGTGTGATGGGCAGTCCCATGGTTGTGCGAGGTGTGTTTCCATCCGTTCTGGAAATTCGTCACCCGGTATGTCTCCAACCAATGCAGTGATGGGCATCCTTGCCCACATTGCTCCACCGTGCGGGTTAGTTTCTCCGTCTGCTTCGCATCCTGTAAAGATGATTTGGAAACTGAGGCAGCGATCTGGCATGGTTGTAACAGCCACTGCCAATCCGTGTATAAACTCCCCGTGATACTTTTGATGCCCATTTGTAAACTCTTTTCTAATCCAAACTTTCGTATAAGGAATATTACTTATAAGGTACGCCATTAAACAAATCTTCCTTTTGTTTTACCTTTCTTAGCTATACCGTCAATTTTATTTTTTGCAGCTTTTCTTACAGAACCGCCTTTAGATTTCACATACCCACCGCCTTTTTTCTTATCTTTTTCAGCCGGTCCACTTTGAGTACCTTTTTTACCTTTTATTTTTTTAGATACATTTTTAGGTTTATCTTTAGTTGCTGCTTTCATTTGTTTAAGGTGATAATCAGGAGCTGACGTATCTCCAGACATTGCCTCATCCATACGTTTTTTATAATTAGGTTCACTTTGAGTAGCCATTATACTAACCTCCCTTTTGTTTTACCTTTTTTAGCTATACCGTCAATGCTTTTCTTTTTTGCAGCTTTTCTTACAGAACCGCCTTTAGATACAACACCACCTTTTCTAAAACCGAACACAGGATTACCACCTTTTTTCTTATCCTCAGTTCTAACATTTGTAGTGCCTTTAACTTTGGAGCTATCTGACGCAGTTGATCTTGAAGGAACCATATTATCTGCATCTGCTCGTTTTGGTGCAGTTGATTTTGCAAAAGGACTTATATTAGGTCTATCTGACCTGCTGTCTTTAGTAATTGTAGGTTTTTTATTTTCAGTTTTAGGAGGAACTGGGTCTTTTCTGCGTGTTAATGCTTTCTCTCTTTTAACATACTTACCTTTATCAGGATCAAATTTAAAAGCGTTCATATAATCACGCAAATTATCAAATCCTGAGTCTTGTAATTGTTTTTTAGTTACTACCTTTTTCTTAGCCATTATTTACCCCAAAAAAATTGTTGTACTGTAAGTACAAAAGCGGCAACAGCACCTCCTGCACCCGCTGCCCACATTAAGGTTCTCCAACCACCTTTAGCTTCTGATAACACCTTGTCTATATTATCTAAAGACTTTTTAATCTGCTCTATGTCGGATTTCATTTCGTCCATATCTTTTTGAATATGGCTAATCTCGTTAGCTTGAACAGCCACTTCGCTTTTAATATCTCCGCCAAAGATTCGTTGTATATCTTCTTTTTCCATTAGCACTTCCATCTCTTTCTAGCTTGTCGCAAACGACTATTAGGGTCTTTAGCAGCTTTTGGAAACTTCTTCATTTGACCAGCAGAACGAGCGCAGAAAGACTTGCGTCTTTTAGCATCCTTAGAGCCTTTTTTAACTTTACCCGTAACGGCTGTTTTTAACTTGGAACCGGGGTTAGCTCTGCGATAAGCAGCTACCCCTTTTTTTGTCATACCAGCCCCTGATTTAGTCTTGCGAAAATTGCCTGACTTGACAGAGGTTTTTATACCCATGCCTTTAGACTTAGTCATCAGGTTTGCGCAATCATTATAAAGTCATCTTGAAAATTGACATTTCTGCCTACAGTCCAAATCTTTACCCCCTTTGGGAATCTAATACCGTGAAGGTTAATAGTAGTTCTCCTACCTGTACCTTCACCCCCATCAGCATTTGATTTGTTTTGTATATGATGAAAACCGACTCTATCTTCACCAATAGACGCAGTAGTTAGAGGGTCAGCAGAACCGCTACTATTAAGTGGGGCAAAGGTGAACAGAGCTGTGTCAGTTAATTCTAGTGTAAAAGATATAGTGTAAATTTTTATAGGGTAATCTATTAATAAAAAACCAGACCCTATTTCCCATGTTATAACTTTTATCTCACGCTTCACGGTTAGCCCTCATATATAATAACAAATTCATCTACTGCATAAGTGGCTGAGGAAGTAGCAAAACTTACATTTAGCCCGTTATCAAACAACACACCCCTTTCGGGAATATCTATTTGTTCTAGAACCGAAGATGCAAGTTTCCTTTCTAAAGGAATAATTTCCGCATCTCCCACACTTCCATTTCTAAGAGATATACTAGCACTACCCCCTGTAATAATTATGGACTTTAGCCTAATTCTTTGCCCAACAGGAACTATCTGAGAGTTTTCAGCACTAGCTGTTTCTGCCGTAAGAGTAGCCCAGCTAACCTCTGTATCACTATAAGAAGCCATAACTTACTCCTCATTAAATAGTGTAGAAACCACCGGCTGATACAGGTTGCATATACTCAACAGTTGCTATGGCGTCACCTAGAAGGTCTAC